GGAAGACATGGTAAGCATTCCATAGTTTCAAGAGAACATAAACTAGCAATCCTTCATCATATAAACAGCACTCTTCATCGTTTTGTGTCCAGAGTTAAACCCAAACAACTGGAGTTTGATTCATTATCTAAAGACAGACATAAACTCGCAGGAAGAGCAGCGAAAGGTTTGATTCAAAAATTCGGGGGCAAATCTACAGAGAAAAAAGCCAAATACAGCGACTATATTCATAATGTTCAATTGGGGGAAGCTAAGAAGATTCTATCCAAAGAGAAAGCAGCGGCGCGGGTTGATACTGTTGCCAATGCTGTTCCAAACAATCCATCGGGCTTTGTTAAAACAGCTATCAAGTTTCCCAATGCAAAGCTATTCCATCCCAAAGGTCATCAACATGCTGTAGATGCGGCCCATGAAACTTCAAGACGCCGCCTGTTCCAAAAAGATTACCCAATTTCAAATGTTCCGCTTGATTCCATTATTTCAGGTCAAACCAATGTTTTTTCCCATATTGTCAAAGCCAAGATCATGCGCACTTGGGGCGAGAACAAGCCAAGGTTCCCTGTTTTCATTAAATTGGCCAGCGGTAAGCATTTCCTAGTGGATGGGAATCATCGCACCCAAGTCAGAGCTTGGCGCAATATGACGCATGTTCGCGGTCATGTTATTGATTATGACGATATTAAGGAAAGTCTTCAACTACAATCCAAACGAGGCTTTTCAGCATTTGTTGAAATGACCCAATCCAATGAAATTGATGAAGCAGCACGTACTCTCAAACCTCATGAAATTGAAGCCTGGAAGAAACATATAGCCGATGGAAAATCTGCTAAAGAGATTGGGCGAGCTACTGGTTATCATTATCAAACAGTTGCCAACATTATTACACAGAATAAAGATGCTCTAGGCCGAGGGGACAAACCCAAAGGACAAAAGCGCCCAAGAAACACAGCTAGAAATGCTGAGATTATAGGAACTCTTGATAGATATAGAAACATTCATAGAAACTTCAGAGCAAAAACAGCTGAAGAGTTAGGTCATACAGAAAAACTTATCAGTGTTGTTGTTAATAAAACCAATAAAGCTAAGAAGAAACAACAGCGCATTTCTGAAGGCATCAACGATCCGCGTCATGAAGTCGTGCGTAAAATCAAAACTATTCTCCCCGGAATTACAGAACCACAAACACATCAAGCTCTTAAAGGATTTCATGATGCTTATCAATATGGAAACCTGGATGCCGCTGCTCATCACTTCAAATCAAATTCCGGAGCGCGGCCTCTAATTGATGGTCTTCTAAAGTTGCACTCCCATTATCATGATATCCATGGGCAATTTCATCAACACATGGCAGATATGGAAAATCGGTCCAAACCCAAAGTAGCAGAGCCCGAGAATAATGAGCATGCAGCTAAGCGTAAGCATTTCATTGAGCTTGCTACAGGTTACTTTCATTCCTATCATGATATAAATTCTCCAAGATGGGGCAATTATGCTAGTGATTTGGAATATCATTTCCCTTCTCATTATCCAAAACAGAATCATAAGAAACGAGCAGACGTTCATAAAGAGATAATGGACTCAGGCGGCGATCATGACAAACTAGAAGATATCTATTATCGGCACAAAAATGGTTAAGAATCTCAGACAAATTGTTGAATCTATTGGCGATGTTTGGAGAGAAGTCGCCCGGAATATTGAAAATAACGCCACATCCTCTAAAGCCAAACCATTCGCTCATGCCTTACGCTATCAGAATTGGGATGAAGCCAACAAACACTATAATATGTCTGATGCTAGAACCAAAGATGAATTTAATACACATCTATTGGCACATTCCCATTATCATGATGTGCATAAGCTTTATCATGACCAGCACAAAACATGGCAGAACAGAATAAACAAATCATGGGGCAAGGCAGAATTAGGTTCCAAGGAGCATTTCTTTGAACTAGCTCACAAATACCGACAATTGGGGATAGATAAAGATGACATGAATCAAACCACACATCTTCAGAAGCTTGCTAATCTACATCATGAACTAAAAGCTCACTTCCGATCCAAATTCAAGCACGATGATCATGTTTGGCCTCACATGGAAGGTGTTATGACGGATGCAACTGATGATCCCCAACATTTTCCTAGAATATGGGACAGTAATTTCCATGCCACGTAAGAAAAGCGAACACCGCCCTGGTAAACACCCAAACTCTCTGGAAGCTTTAAGAGCTAATCCCCAAGGATCAAGTTGGAACGACGCTGACAAAATTGAAAGATGGAAAGGCTATATTCGCGATGGTCTGCCTGGAAAACATATAGCGAAGAAAGAAGGGCTTGCTCATGGCTCCGTTAGAGTATTCTTGACGAAACATAAAGATAAGCTTGGTTTAAAGTCTGGAAAAAGACGCCCATTGAATACAAAACGCGATGCTGAAGTTGAAGCCGCCCGCAAGAACTACAAAAAAGGCGGCGGGGATAGAGAAATTTCAATGTATAAATCAATGCAAACACGATCCAGAAGCCTCTATCCAAAAATGTCCAGCGATTTGAACTTAACTGTAAGTCAAATTAAACACTCTCTGAGGAAAAGAAAGAAGCTCAGAGATATTACAGAAGATTGGAAACAATCTTCTTTTACAGAATCCATTGGGGATGTGCATAGAGAAATTGGGCGCGATTTGAAAAGACTAAATGTGAATCCTGAAAGTCATTTTCATAAGCTTGGCCATGCCTTTATGTATCAAGATTACGATGAAGCTGCTAAACACTATAGAAACATGAATACTTCTGATAAACAAACAGCTGATTCCCTTATATCCAATCGTTCTCATTATCATGGTATTGGTGGTTTGTTTCATAATCACATGGCCGCGATGGATGCTGCCAAAACCAAGAAACCAATATCATTAGAAAAAGGAAAACCTGGTTCTAAAGAACATTTTCTAGACTTAGCTGCCGCTATTCATCATAATTTAAGAGTTGTGTTGTCCAAAGACTTCAGTCCAGGTTTACATGAAAGTCTTATGCAAATAATGGATAAACATTTTGGTCCTCAACATAAGTCTTCTCATCCAAGTTGGTTACACGCTAGAGAATATGTAGAAAAAGATATTTCTAATTCTCATGGCGATCTTCATAGACTTGGGGACATTTATCATAGGTATTTTTAAGAGGTAAAACAAATGGCAAGACGACCAAGAACGCCAAAACCAACTCCGCTTTCAACTTGGGAGCGAATCAAAAAAGCCAACGCGATGGCCAATAACAACAGGGATGTTCAACGCTCTTCTGATCGTTGGCGGCACCGTGCTGCTGAAGGGATAGGGTGGACTCTTTCTATGGCTACCGCTGGAGCTGGCACAGGGGCCGCCACAGGCACGGGTTTGAAGGGGGCGGCTGTGGGAGCTTTGGCGGCTGGCGCCCTACCAGCGGCCTTCTATGGGACAGCTGTGGGGGTTGACGCTGTGGATCACTGGAAGAACAAGGGCAAAGTCATCTATCATAATTACAAAGCTCTGAAAGCACGCGGGGAAAGTATAGAAAATAAAGCTAAACCTTTAAGAACTATCCTTGAAAATCCCCTGATAAATAAGATATAAATTCTTATTTCTTCTGAAGGAAACTAATGTCAAGCACGAACACTCAGCTTATTCCTAACAATTGGAAACACCAAACCTCTGAAAACTTTCTTGCGTCCTTTGCTGATGATTCCTACTATGTCTTTATTTCCGATCATACAAACCATTACAATACAGAACTACAGCCTCTAGAAGATATTCAGCTTGTTGAGCACCATGCGCGGCGCAACATGATTGAAGGCAAGCGCATAAGACAAGAAGACGTAGCTTTGATGATTCGTCATATTCCTTATGAATCCAATAAAGTCTATGATATGTATGACGATCTTGTGGAACTCAAAGAAAAAGACTTCTATGCCGTAGTCAATGCATCCTCTTTCTATCATGTTTTCAAATGCTTAGACAATAACATGGATGCCAACTCTACAATTGAACCAAATTTCGCTGACATTTCTGGGGCCAATACTGATTTCTATAGAACGAGTGATGGTTATGTTTGGAAGTATATGTATTCTATATCCAATGCGCGGGTATTAAAATGGAAGACTGGTACATACTTTCCAGTGATTGCAAATACTGAAGTTACAAATGGAGCTATCGTAGGTGCCATTGACGTTATCAAAATTGATAACCCCGGTCTGAGATACAATAATTATCTTACTGGAACTTTCGCCACCTTGGATTGTCGTATTGATGATGACTTGACTTATCGCCTTGTGAATAGTGTTGCTTCCCAGGTTAATGGATTTTATACAGGCTGCTCTTTATATCTGGCTTCTGGTCCAGGTTCAGGTCAGCATATGACTGTCAATAACTATTTCTGCAATGCTTCGGGCAACTTTATCGTTCTGGAAGATGTGTTTCCAATCCAGCCTTTCAATGGCACGGCTTATGAAATCTATCCGCGCGTTGCAATTACAGGCTCGGGCTCAGAAACAGTTGAAGCAGAAGCTAGAGCGCTGGTGAATTCCCTCTCAGGAAATAGTATTTTCCGTGTTGAAATGTTTGAGCGCGGGGCCGATTACAACTATATGATAGCAAATGTGATAGCAAATGCTGTTGTGGGCGTAACTAGAACGGCTGAACTGCGGCCCATTATTTCTCCCCCAAAAGGTCATGGCTATGATGCTGCGGCTGAACTCATGTCGTCTGCGGCTGAAATATCCCTGAAGCTTTCCAATTCTGAATTCAATACGATCCTGACCACCAACAAGTTTCAACAGGTCGGGGTTATCAAGAATCCAAAGTTTTCTAACGTTGCTTTTGAACTGGCAAACACAGTCGGTCTGTTTCTGGTGGGCGAGCAAGTAGAGAAGATCAATCCATTCTCAATTTGTTTGAATGCCACCATGAACACCACATCACATATGGTTTCAGCTTCCAATGGCCAATTTACAAAACGACTTTCAGCCAACGATTATGTATATCTGACTGATGGCGCTACAAGAAACCAACTTGGCATTGTGAATAATGTCATAAATGCCACAGCTTTCAATCTCACAGTGAATGGTTTCTTTTCCTGCTCAACTATTGAGATTATGACAGCAAATACTCTAGCTTGCGCTTGGGTTGATCATATTATTACATCTTCACTGATTCATTGTACAAACGTTGGCGGAGCACAACAGATGGTCAAAGACGATTTTATTATAGGTTTACAGTCTGGCGCAACAGCTGTTATCAATGCAGTTTCTCATAATGATGTAATCAAGAATTATGAAACTTTCATCCAGCTTTATAAATTCACAGGCGAGTTGACTTTCAATAACTTCCAAGAGAATGAGATTGTTACTCAGTCTGATCCTTCAGCCAATGGTTTGCTGCATACTGCTATCGTTGATGGAGGTAATATTACAATCTATACTTCTAACCAAGTTGGGATTTTTGAGATAAATAGAGAAGTCATGGGCGTCAATTCCGGGGCGATTGCTCTCATAAATAATGCCTTACTACCCGAACTTGTTTATAACACAGGAGTCATCATTTATCTTGAGAACATGGATGCTATTGAACGCCAAGAGAATCAAACTGAAGTTTTCCAACTCATTTTCAACTTCTGAAAGCTAATAAATGCCTATTAATACTGACCTTTCAATCAGTCCCTATAACGATAATTACGATCCCAAAAAAGATTTCTATAAGATTCTCTTTCGCCCTGGAGTAAGTGTTCAGGTCCGCGAACTCAATCAACTACAAACCCTGGTACAAGCACAGATTGAGCGTTTCGGCCTGAACATCTTCAAGCAAGGCACGATTGTTGATGGCTGCTCTTTCAATTTTCATAAGCATTACAACTATGTGAAACTTGTTGACAACACACAAAAAGGAACAACAGTTGATCCTTCACTTTATGTGGGCATGTTTGCGAACAACGCCAATGGTCTTGTGGCTTATGTTATTAATAGCGTTGATGGCTTTGAGGCTGCGGCACCTGATCTGAAAACGATTTATGTCAATCTTATCAACTCAGGAACATCAGGACAAGACGAAGGTTTTACGCCCGGCGATCTTCTGACCATCTATGATTCCAACAACTCTATTTTCTCTGTTGATATTGACAATGGTGGTCTGGGCTTTTCTAACAGCGACAGTCTAGTTTTCCTTTCAGCTTTGGTTATCAGCTATGAAAGTGGAACATTTTCTCCTGGTGAATTTATTATCAATCCAATAACTGGCGCCAACGTTGAAATTCTCTCAATAGATACATCTACACTTGCTGTTTCCAATCAGAGCATTCTTTATATCTCTCCGCGCATTGAAGACTTAACAGCGGACACGGCCAACACCAATACCTGGACTTTCGCTGTTGAAGACTCCATCAAGAACGAAGCAAACACAGCTGAAGCTATTATTGACAAGGTTGCTGGTGTTAGCGCTGGGGGATTCTTACGCACAAACTCCTCAGGCCGTATCACAGAAATCATCATCAACTCGCGCGGCGTGGGCTATATCTATCTACCTACGGTAACAGTTTTCTCCCCCAACAATGCGACAGGTCTTTCAACGCTAGAACTTACGGCCTTGAATTTCCTGGCCCAAGTCAAAGTTGCGGCGGCTGGTGATTCGGTTGGCAATGGTTATGCATTTAGTGTTTCTAATGGTGTTATTTTCCAGAAGGGCTACTTTGAAAGAGTTGCCAATCAAGTCGTTATCGTTGACAAGTATTCTTCAACTCCTAATGCTGTGGCTGTTGGTTTCCAAACAGTAGAAGAGATTATTGATTCCAATATTGATCCTTCGCTTTTGGATAATTCTATCGGGTTGGAAGATGAAAATGCGCCCGGCGCCAATCGTCTGAAACTCACGCCCGTTCTCACAATCCTTGATATTGTTGAAGCCAAACAAACTCCAGAATTCTACACGCTTGTTGAATGGAACGATGGTAATCCCTATAAACAAAACCAACTCTCTGATTATTCCAAGATCGGGGATGAAATGTCACAGCGCACTTTTGATGCCGCTGGTAACTTCGTTCTTGATCCTTTCCTTGTCACAACAGTTTCAACAGCCAACATGCAAAATGAAGGTTTGCTTTATACAGCTGTTGTGGACGCTGGCGCTGGCTACATCTCAGGAAGAAAAGTCAAGACCAATTTCAACTTCCGTATTGATGTTCCCAAAGGTCTAGATACACAAATTGCTAATACACATAAAGTCAGCTTGAATTACGATGCCTTTGTGCGTTGTAAAGAAGTCGGGGGGCTCTTTCAGTTTTCCACAGGCGACACGGTTCAACTCTATAACACAGCCAAAGGATTTTGTTCCAACACAGCTTTAGTGAAGGCTGGCAACACAACGCCGGTCGGAACACAGTTTGGCACAGCACGCATTCGTTCCATGAATCTGGAGGATGGTGTTGCTGGCGACCCTGCGGCCATTTACAGACTTTATCTATTTGATATTACTATGGATACAGGCCGTAACTTCAAAGATATTCGTGCCATTGGGTATGATGGGACTTACAAAGGCATTGCTGACGTTATTCTAAGCTTTGATCCGACAACACAAGCCAATATTGCCAAAGTTTCAAGCCAACAGAACGATGGTCTGGTTTTCAAATCAGGTTTGGAGTCCATAAAAAACTCCAATCAGGCCACATATATCTATCGCACTATTGATCAAACAACGGCTACTGGCAACAATGGTATTTTGACTAAATCTATTGCTGGCAACCCAAACGAGTTTTTCCCTTATAGCGGAACTCTTTCTAATTCTCAGATGCAAGAGCTTTATGTCGTGCCTCTTGCAAATAATCTCGTTGCTTTTAATAATTATGCTGGCGACGTTACAGTCAATACCACATCAAACCAAGCTATTGGAACAGCGACAACATTCCTAACTGATGTTGCGGCTGGAGATTATCTCTATTTCTTCCCCAACAACACAGTTTTTGATATCAAGAAAGTCGTTTCTGTTGTCAATAACACGATGCTTGTTCTTGAAGCGCCTTTCACCTTTGCCAACGCTGTCACAAACTACAAGCGCACGTTCCCAAAAAATCTCCCTGTTCCTTTTGGGCCTCGCTCCGGTCTAACAGCCAATGTTGATGCCAATGGAAACATTCTAACACTCAACTTCGGCATGACATTTGATGCCACCACAAGCACAAACACAGCCCTTGGCGTCAATATATTACGTCAGGCTGCAACCTCTACTTCTAAGACAGCCAATCGCTCACAGCTAGTGAAATTGAGGCTGGCAAACAATACTGCAAACACAGTCGGTCCCTGGTGCCTTGGTGTTTCCGATATTTTCAGACTACGCAATGTTTATATTGGAGATTCCACAGTCAATACAGCTAGTATCGCTGTCACTGATGACTTTTATATTGATCATAACCAAAACAAGAACTATTTTGATCTGAGTTTCCTTTACAAAAAACCAAGAAGTGAACTCTCTCTTGCATCTGCGGATTATCTGCTTATTGAATTTGATTACTTTACTCCAGCTGGTGCTGGCTATTTTGATACAGTTGCCTATCTTCATACTGCTAATTCTGAGCAGATTGCAAGTTTGGATTCATTACCTCTAGCCAATCTATCAAGTGCAGCGGCTTCTTTTGAGGTTCCCGAACTTTATACAGCCAAAGGCGAGCATTTTGATCTTTTGAATTGCATTGACTTTCGGCCTTCAGTAAATGCTTCAGCTACCCCAACAACAAATGCAGCTACAGCCCCAATAAACCCTGTTCATACAATCTCCTTTGGTAATACCGCTGATCCTGCTAACGATAAGAAGTTTCCTCTGTCAGACAGCTTGTTTACAGCCGATATTGAACAATATATGGGGCGAGTTGACAGTATTGTTGTCGGGTCTGATAAGAACATTGTTGTGATTCGTGGCATGTCAAGTGCTGATCCCGCCAAACGCTTTGAAGTCAACCAACCCAAAGACACTCTAAAACTTCAGATCATCAATGTGCCTCCTTATCCCGATGTGGCTAAGAACATGAGCATTGATGTTCTCCAAATCATTTCTACAGGCGTTTGGAATGAACGCAACCTCAATACACGTCTTAGAGAACATACTATCACTCCAATCATAGATATTACCAGCGTCAAATATACTCAGCCGCGTGGTTATAATATGGCCAAGATCGGCCAGCTGGAGCGGCGTATTGAGAACCTAGAATATTATACATCACTTTCTCTACTGGAAACAAACTTAACCAACAAGATTATTCCAAGCTCTATTGATGGTTCTCTGAATCGTTTTAAGTTTGGTATGTTTGTTGATGATTTCTCAACAACGATTTACTCTGATATAGAAAATCCACAATATGCAGCTGGCATTGAAACTGTAGACCAAGCTAATAATTCTGTGACAGCTAATGATTTGCCCATGCTCAAGAGTAATTTACTTGTGCCTCCAGGGTTTCATTGGCCGCTACGACATGTTACTGCCGGCTTTGGACCAGCCCACGTTGATTTCTTGTTGATTGATCAGAATAATGCAACTGTGTCTAAACCAAACACAAATCCAAATACTACCCCAAATACCACTCCAAACACTGGCATCGCAGAAGTCTCTTTACAGACCAATTCAATATTCTATTATCGTCATTTTGATTGGAATCTTGGTACTACCGGCGTAAATTATGGCGATGGAATGACCTTTATTCCAGGACTATGTAGACATGTCTCTAATCTAGAATTTTCTACATCTGCTGGTAAAGCTACAATTTGGACTTTCAAGGAATATGCTGGCGGGGCGAATATCAAAGTCTATCAAGACGATGTGCTTGTTGCTGATAATGTAGCTGAAGAAGC